CCAAAGAAGGCCAACATCGGGACAGCCGAGATATGCAGCATCCAGTCAAGGTCTGATTGCACTTGATAATGCTTTAAGTTGAGATAGGCAACATCGAGCAAGGGCGGTTTAGACTCAAGTAATTTAATCTTTTTCCCTGCATAGCAAAGCGAGAAGGGGATGTAATCAAGGCTAGTCGTGCCTTCCGTCTCGATCGCGTACTCGCCACCCTCATCTTTCTGCGTGTAAAGTTTCCAAGACCCAGGTTCCAACACCCTGATACGGTTTAGGCACTTTTCCCCAAAATCGCCATCGGGTTCTGTTAGATATTCTTTCAACCTAAGCTGTGTCAGGGTTTCAACTCCTCCAACGACCTGCGATCGCCATCCCAAAATGTCCTTTGGCTCAAAGATTTTCCAGTAAGGGCGACGATTGGCGGCCCGTTCATCGGCAAGGGTCACGATGTCCTCTGACCCTTCGGGAAAATCTACCAAGATGCCAGCGTGGCCATAGTAAACAGCAGCCTCTAATAAATCCTTTGCAAAGACGGATAGGTTATCACCCAGGAGATTGATATTCTCGCAATCGGTCTTAGTGCGATCGCTCACATCGTCTAAAATGATTTCCTTTCTCAGAACTAAGCCTGTAACTAGTTGGACTAAACGAGGGAGATAAGGTGACAGAACAGAGCGATTAAGGCGATTATTGTAAGCATCGTCATTTTCTCTTGGTTCCTGGGGCAAAAACTCGGTGCGCCGCTTCCGTATCTCATCCGTACCGCCCTTTAGCGCATCAATCAGTCGCCAGTAACGGCTCATGACCACGTGGGCATAATTCGGATCTTGGGGTTTTGTGACCGCGATCGCGCTTTTATTTGTGGTGTTTTCGGTGACGGTGACGGTGTAAACCATGTTTTTAGTAGGAAAACTTTAATTCATTGTAGCAAACATCGAACGGGATCAGAAAAGGTTTAGCTGTCCATCTTTGTCTATGGTCGGATTGTCGGGAATGACTGAGTAATCCTTGGGAGAATGTTTCGCTATTCTCTCTAAACTTAACTCAAAATACTCAAGTTCTTTCTCTATCAAAATGTAATTCCTATTCGTATTGATAGCCGCGATCGCTGTCGTACTAGTACCTCCAAAGGGATCTAAAACTACCCCATTCTCAGGGACTAACATTTCGATTAATCGCTTCATTATCTCTATCGGCTTTTCTGTTGGGTGATGATTTTCGCCACTCATGCAGCGTCCTTTAGAGTATTGAGGAGGCAAAAAAGACCAAACATTAGTATAGTTTGCAGTTGGAGAATGACGGGTCATTATTTGTTGATTGCCAAAACGAGAGAATACCTCCTGCCTTTTATGTCCTCTAGCATTTTTTAATGTCTTTCCACTAATAATTGATTGAGCCTCTTGATAAGCTCGTTGTATTCCTTCTATTGTTGCCACATCAAACAATATCCCTGGTATCTTTACGTCTTCAAACGGGCCGCGAGTCTCATAAAACTTAGAGCGATCGCCATAGATAAAGATGGACTCCTGACAACGGGAGAGCCTACCAGACGGGGTAATATTTCGCTTAACCCAAGTAATATGTTCACGATATTTCATCCCCTGATTATTAGCTTCATTAATCCAATTAACCACCGTTGGCATTTGTCAAAAGAAGCAATAAAAATCTTTTGAAATGCGTTTAACTTCGGTAGTAAAAGCAGAAATATCAATAACACTATCCCAGTGAGAAATCCCAATTCCATAAGGGGGATCTGTGATTACAGCGTCTATGGACTTATCGGGAATTGCTTTCATTACTTCCAAACAATCGCCGTGAATGACTGAATTAATCATAGTTTGTATCAAACATCAAACAATACAGGACTTAGCCCACTTAACCTCGTTGTTATAGTCGATCGCCATTTGCGCGAACGCCTTCCGATCCTTGGTTCCGTCAAGGATGGTCTTGAGCCGTTGGAGTTCGTTTGGTCGGCAGATCCAACGGTTACAGCGATCGCACTTTTCCCTGTCTAACCCAGGGATGACAATGTGATGGGTCATACTCTAGCCAGTGTAATTTCTTCCGATTGATTCTGATACTTGCCCGATCGCTCTCGATAGGAAGTGTCACAGCGATCGCCTTCCAGAAATAGCAATTGAACGACTCCCTCATTGGCATAAATGCGACAATCGGCACTGGAGGAGTTTGAGAACTCAAGGGTTAAATGACCTTTCCAACCAGCCTCGGCAGGCGTTAGATTTGAAATTATACCCGTCCTTGCATAAGTCGATTTACCGATACAAATCACTGTGATATTATTGGGGATATTAAGCTTTTCAACCGCCACGCCTAGCCCGTAGGAATGGGCAGGAATGATGAAAAAATCGCCGTTCTCGTCACAGTGTAACTGAGCGTCTTCTAAGTTTTCAGGATTAAAGTTTTTAGGGTCGATCACGGTTCCTGGAATATGTCGGAATATCTTGAATTGTTTCATGCTCAAACGAATGTCATAGCCGAAGCTAGACAGCCCATAGGAGATGACCTTATTACCATCAACTTCCCGAATCAGTGACGGAATAAAGGGCGTTATTAACTCGCGATCGCGGCACATTTCACGAATCCATCGGTCATTTTTAATCAAAACAAAATCCTCTAAATAATTTTTCTGGGCGATCGCTGTTTAATCGCATTGGCAATAATTGGAAGCCAAACTTTCTGTTTTGCGAGTGACAGCATATCGCCAGAAAGTTGATAGACTAGCCACCCATCCGACTGAATAAGGTTGAGCTTTTCGTAATCGCGGTTTAGTCCATAACCGCTATTGTGGGCTGACTTCTTGTCCCATATTCCCCCATGAATTTCGATCCCGACCTTAGACTCGATATGTGCAAAATCTAAACGGTATCGTCGCTTTTCGAGTGGTTGATATTCCCGTATTAATGTGATAAACGGGAATTGCGTTTTCCATCCTCTCAAAAACTCATCTTCAAGGTGTGATTGAGCCATTGGCCTCCTGTTTAAGCGCGATCGCCTGGGTAAGTTTATGACGATCCTTATTGTCCCGTTGCCATTTGAGCGATCGCGCTTTAGCTTCGGGAGTGTTAGCCGCCGCTTTTACGCATTCAACACAGGCACGACTTGAACGGTATCTCAGGACTTGGCCATTCTCGTTTTCATGCCCAAAAGCACAGGGGTTTCCGTAGTAGGTTTCAGCCATAAAGAACCGTAGTTAGTTGTTTTGTTTCCTGTTTTATTTGCTCCTTCGTCATTGTTTTACTAACAATAATCGGAGTCACGATCGCCTGTTCTGCCATGAACCTGTTCATGAGTACGCGAGCAAGGGTAATCGCATCTTCGCGGGTAATATCGGCAGATGCGCCAGTGAAATTGACGGGAGCATTGGCTATCAAACAAAGCTCAATCCTCCAAGGGTATTCTGACTCGGTGATCGCTCTAAAATCTTTATCTTTCATTGCAAAAAAAGCGTCCCATAAATTTTTTACCGTCCCAAAATCCCATATCAAAATACCTTGATTTCAACGGATGATGAACAGACTCGCGAGAATGATTAAACCCATCTATCCATTCAGCCCGATTCTCCTCTGGGATGTCAAGCGATCGCGCTTCACAGATTCTTGCAAAAGCTTCACCGAATGCTTTTAAGAGCATCTTTTGTCGTCGCGTTTCTTCGTTGGTGGGGAATTGCGTTAAAATGCTCATGTAACCTCTATCCTGATTAGGGTTGCCGTTCCCAGACTTTTGCCAGTCGTGGGGAACAATATTTACTAATTTAGCATTGTTTGTTCCGAACGTCAAACAAAAATGTATAAATCTTTTTTGCATTGGTTCGATACGGTTCACCTAATCGCTCAATCCAGTCGTGATAATGCAAATTCCCTTTTTTGGAGTTACAGGATAGACAGCAAATAGTCACATTAGACAAGGAATGACTCCCTCCTTTTTCGAGTGGAACAAGATGATCTAACGATTTTGCTGTCTTCAAATCTTCGTGGCAGCGATCGCTCATTTCTACGCCGCAATATGGACAATCCTTGGCTGAAGAGTAAAGCAATCCTATTGATTCCTTAGTAATAGTGTTATCTGACTGAGATACTAGCCGCACTCTTCGTCGGACATCTTTTTCTTTTTGTATCCCTCGGTTGGTATGCCGCCAATTACGCCTTGATTCATGAACTTTTTCGGGGTTTTCTTCTGCCCATTTAAGATCATTTTTGTATTTTTGCTCAGGGTTATTTCTTCTCCAATCAGACGATCTTGATTTTATTTTCTCACAATTTCTTTTGTAATAATCTGCATCTCTTTTTTTAACTGCATCACTATTATTTTCAACATAATTCTTTTGATGTTTAAGAATAGCATCTTTATTATCTTCGTAGTAGGATTTGTTGACAATTTTATCACAGGCAATACAGCTTCCTGCGCTCCTGCGAATACTTAGTCCAGTGCCTTTATAGTCATGCCCACGACTACATAAAACGCCTAAAAAATATTTTGTATCGTCAAAATCTCTAACAATATTTACTGGACAAACGTTGACGGGAATCGGGGTTTTTCTTTCGTGTCTTTTTGCGGCTCTTTCCTGACTGCAAACTACACAAACTTTTTTATTAATATATCTTACGCTTTTCCCTGTTTGCTTAAACTCATGATTATACTTACAGAGATCGCCAAGAAAATGCTTAGACGGATCAAAGTCTGTTAAACTACGCATATTAACCTCTGAATCAGGTTGATCACGCTCTCGGTGCTGATAACACGCGAGAGTATTTTATTGATTATATCACTTTCTAGTAAATCTTTATCCCTGTACCTGTACCTGCTCTTTGGTGAATGAATGAATATTGAGAGTAGATAAAGTAACCAGCCGCATCAGGAAGATGATCCTCGTCTTTTGTTTTGTCTGGGAATCCTTTTTTGTCATAGCCTTGTTGCGTCAAACACTTTGTATATTCAGGACATTTATTAGTATTAACCAAATAACGACGCTCTCCTTTCGCATTTAAAAACATCGTTTGCATAGTCAGAATGCGATCGCGAATAGGTGGATTAGAAGATCGACAATTAACCTTTAGCCCTGACTCCCTAAGCAGTTCAACATCAGACTTAGAAGCGTTTGTATGACGACTGTCCCCACTTGCATCAGGATAAATCCAAATCACTCCTTTTTGAAAATGTTCTGAGTATCGTTTTTTGATATTATCAATAAGTGTTGCGGTGTCTCGAATCTTGTAAAACTCATCAACAGCAATCGGAAGTTTCCCTTCCATAACATGAACGACACTAGCCATTTTATTGATATTGAAATCAACTCCAATGTGAAGAATATCGTCCCTCGTAACAGTGCGATCGCTAGCATTAAGTTCTCTATCAAATTCAGGGTAAACGGCGGAGGTATTTAGGTTAACAAACTCTCCATTGATATAAGCCTCGATTAACTCTGGCGGATAATTCGCCCTAAGTGATTCGATATAGTCGGAAGGCAAGTAAATATTATCAGTCGTCTTCGCCTTGATTAAACGGCGATCCTCGCCCTCGTTCGTAACAAAAATGTCATAAACCTGCTTGTACCCCTCTGGCGTTGATACAATCCCTATTTGACGCACCGACCCCTTACGGATACGCCCCTGGATAAGTTGCCAAGCCTTTTCTCCAATTCGAGGGTCTACGGTATCAAACTCATCAATCAAAGCAAAGGCCGCATTATCCCCACGAATACGGTTCCAATTCTCAAAACTT